CATTCCAATTCAAAGCATCAGTAAGAGTAGGTGATGTAGCAAACTCTTCTGGCCAAGAAATCTTAGCAGTGTAATAGTCTGCTGCTGTTACGTCATACCGCACAACAGGGAATACACCACCATCTACAGGGTCTGTGCTAAGTGCATCGGGCGTAGGGTTGCCGTATACACCAGCAGTGTCAGTATAGATACTGCACTTAGAAGATACGCTGCCTGTGATTGGAACAGATTCTGCATTTGCAATCCCTGCTACAATAAAAGCAGACAACGTTAAGATTGTTCTTAACATTTTTTATTCTCCGGTTAATTGTTCTCTATCATATTGAGAGCGTACCATAGAATAATGCTTGGCTTCACCTGCCAACTGTCTCAGCGCCCTGTTATTATCAGGCATTTGCATTTTATCTTCAATGATATGTATGTCAGGGTAGTCAATCAATCCCTGATATTCAACCATATAGTAAGGAATTAAAAGAGGTTCTGGATTAAGTTTTCTGAGCATTTCTTCTTGTCGGTCTAGGTCAACTATACCACCAACTCTTGGATCAACTCTTAAAACTAACTCAAGTGTTTCTTCTTCTTCATCCTCTTCTATAATAATTTCTTCTTCTACTACTTCAACTTTGCGAGCCTCTTGTAACTGCAACCAGTATTCATAAAACTCATCATCTGGTTTCATAGTTTCAAACCCACTTACATATTTATAAACAGCATCTAAAAAACCGGGACATGTAGGATCAGTAAGTGGATTTGTGCAGATAATGTCAGGTGTAGTAATATCCATCCTATAAGAATAAACCATAGATGGGTCTGATATTGTACCGTTACCTTCTACTTCCATGCTGCCTTGACCCCATTGTTCACCGGGAATTCCTGTAAACCTGAAGTTCTTTTGAATAGAGTTGCCGGGTAATCCAGACCAATCATCCACTTCCTCAAAGACATATCCACCATTAATAGCATCTTCATTGCGCACATATACCTTTGCAATGTCTTCAGCATCCTTGGTCATGACATAATAGTATGTTACGCCATTGACTTGCAGAGTTACATTAGGGGATGAAAAGTCTGGTAAAACACCAGTCATTGACCAATTAAGACCGTTTACTGCGGCGTTATTGGTCACACCATAAACACTATCCGCCCAAGAGTAATGCGAGAATACCGACAACGATAGCACCGCCGATAAGAGTGGTGCGAGTATCCGGGTCAACATTTATACCTCTATTTGTTTGTGTATCTGGTCTGCGGTCTTGATTTTCTGGACTATTCCATTCATTCTTAGCCTGCTCACCAATCAATCCATCAATAGGGCAGGGTGTTCCTGCATCCATCATTGCTGTAAAGATTCGTGGGTCTTGACACATAACTGATACAGCAGCAACTTTCATACCCATATCGTATAGAGTTTTAGCATTCTTGAGTTTTTCACAATTCATATCTCTCACTGTAGAACCAGCAGAAATACCTAGAATTTGTGTTTGCACTGCACCTGATACACCAATGGTACAAATGTCTGAATTTGCTGTATTAATGTTAGGAGCAATAGCAGATGGTGGTGCAGTAATAATAGTATTGGTAGCATCACTGGTAGTTGTTACAGTACTTGTAGTTGTATTCTCAGTGACGATAGGATCATTGGTTGTTTCTTCTTGCGCATATGCTGCTGTAGTCAAAAACAACATAATGAAAGCAGCAAACATTTTTTTGAACATAGTGTTTGCCTTGGGTTATGTTTAGTCTTTTATTTATACAAAAAAAGAGTTGACAAGCAAGGCAGACTGATATATAATGCTCTTCTAACTTGTAGATATAGGAGTAAATTATATGTCAGTTAAAGGTGTAAAGCAGGGGCATTCTAATCCCCATAGCCGCACTTCAATTGGTAAGTCTTCCAACTCACGACCAAAGAATAAGCATAAACGTCGTCAATGGAAAGCATACAACAAACAAGGAAAATAGTCAATGCCTTCAATTATGGATAAACTAAAAAAGAATTCTAAACTGGATTCTGATATCATTACCAAGTCCAAATACTATGGCAAAAAAGATATGTCACCTACAGATGTGCCTATGCTCAACGTAGCATTGTCTGGCTCTTTAGAAGGTGGCCTGTCTCCCGGTGTGACTATTTTTGCTGGACCTTCTAAGCACTTCAAGACCAGTTTTGCTCTCAAGATTGCATCGGCTTATATGAAGCAGCATGAGGATGCTGTGATGCTATTCTATGATTCTGAGTTTGGTTCACCTCAGTCATACTTTGAAATGTTTGGTATTGATATGGAACGAGTGCTTCACACTCCTATTGTGAACCTTGAAGAGTTGAAGTTTGATCTTGTTTCTCAACTTGAAAATCTAGAGAAGGGTGACAAGGTTATTGTTGTAGTTGATTCATTGGGAAACCTTGCTTCTAAGAAAGAAATTGATGATGCACTGGCAGAAAAGTCTACACAAGATATGACAAGAGCTAAGGTCATGAAGTCAGTGTTCCGTATGATTACCCCGCACTTGAGTATGAAAGATATTCCTTTCCTTGGTATTGCTCACACTTACGATACTCAAGAAATGTATTCTAAGAAAATTGTATCAGGTGGCACTGGTCTTTACTATTCTGCTGATGATATCTGGATTTTGGGTCGTAGACAGAATAAAGAAGGAACCTCTATTGTAGGTTATGATTTTGTAATTAATGTGGAGAAATCTAGATATGTCCGTGAAAAATCAATCATTCCTATCTCGGTTACTTGGGAAGGCGGCGTCGATGCCTATTCCGGTCTACTTGATGTTGCTCTGGCGGGACAGTTCGTTGTCAAGCCTTCTAACGGCTGGTATTCAAAAGTTGACCAAGAAACAGGTGAAGTCGAAGACAAGAAATACCGAGCAAAAGAGTTGACAGCAGACTTTTGGTCTGATATACTTGCTTCTAATAATTTCAAAGATTTTGTAGAAGAAAACTTTAAAATCAATGGTAAAATCAATGTTGAAGTGGTAGATGTAGATGAAATTGAAACCCCTTAAAGAATGGGATGATTGGAAAGTTGTAGGTATTGAACCTACCAATGTTCAGGGCAAGATTACAGATTGGGGGGTTCAGTTTATTGCTGAACCTTACCAAAATACTGTAGTTGCTATTGGAGATATCTCCATCTCCGACATTGACAGTTCTGAAGAAGAAGGTATACTGTCGTTTACCTATGAACTATACAATAATCCCCACAACCTGACTCCAGAAACCCATCCAGAATTTGAACAACATATTGGTGATGTTGTGGTTTCTACTTTAACTACAGCCTTAGATGAAGGGAATGCAATCCTAAATGAGCGAGAACCTGAACCGGACAATACTACGATCACTCTTGACTAATGAAGAGTATCTTAGGAAAGTTGTTCCTTTTCTAAAACCAAACTACTTTGAAGGTCCATTGAAACTGGTCTTCAAGCAGGTTGCTGCATTTGTAGATAGACACAACACACTACCAACTCTGGAAGCATTTCGTATTGACTTAGAACAGAATGAGAAAATCTCAGATGATATGTTCACAGAAGTCTCTGGTATGCTTCCAGAGATTTTTTCTCCTGTAGATATTGATCCTGATTTTCTACTTGAGAAGACAGAGAACTGGTGCCAAGAGCGTGCCTTGCATATTGCTATTATGGAGTCTATCAACATTCTTGATGGTAAGAATGAGAAGATGACTAAGAATGCTATCCCAGAACTTCTGTCTGAAGCACTAGGAGTGGGGTTTGATAACAATATTGGTCACGACTATATTGATAATGCAGAAGACCGTTTTGACTTCTATAATCGTGTAGAAGAGAAAATACCTTTTGATATTGAACTGTTGAATATCATTACTAAAGGTGGTCTGCCTGATAAAACTTTGAATATCATTCTTGCAGGTACAGGCGTTGGTAAGTCATTGGGTATGTGTCATATTGCTGCTAGTTCACTGCTGCAAGGCAAGAATGTTCTCTATATCACTATGGAAATGGCAGAAGAACGGATTGCAGAACGTATTGATGCTAATCTGTTAGATATTCCTATTGACCAATTAGACAAACTGCCTAAGACTATGTTTACTGAGAAGGTTAATAACCTTGCTAAGAAAACTGTAGGTAAATTGATTGTGAAAGAATATCCTACAGGTGCAGCACATGCAGGTCATTTTAGAGCGCTGTTGAAGGAACTGAAACTCAAAAAGTCTTTTATTCCTGATATCATCTTTATTGACTATCTGAATATTTGTGCATCGTCTCGTATGAAGTCTATGGGTGGAGCAATCAACTCTTACACGTATGTCAAAGCCATTGCTGAAGAACTGCGTGGTATTGCTGTAGAGTTTGCTGTGCCTGTTGTATCTGCTACTCAGACCACACGTTCTGGTTTTAGTAACTCTGATCCCGGTCTTGAAGATACTTCAGAATCATTTGGTCTTCCTGCTACGGCTGACCTAATGCTTGCTTTTGTTTCTAATGAGGAACTTGAGCAATCTGGTCAGATTATGGTAAAGCAACTGAAGAACCGTTATAATGACCCTAACAGGAACAAACGTTTTGTGGTAGGCATAGATAGATCAAAGATGAGACTTTATGATGTGGAAGCTACTGACCAAACTCTCATCGATGATGGCATTCCTGTATTTGACAAAACCCCCTCTGGTGATAAATTTAAGGATTTTAAGATATGAACCAAACTGTAATTCCCGTTTCAATCACTTCCTCACTGATTAATGCCTATTCAGATGGCACAGGTAAGAAAATGTCTGCACAAGACATTATTGGGTATTGTGCAAGAATTTCTAATCCAAGCAATCAGAATAACTTTGATACAATTGAGAAACTACTGAAATACTTGATTGATAACAAGCACTGGTCTCCGTTTGAAATGGTTGACATGACTGTGGAGATTAATACAACCCGTGACATTGCACGGCAAATCCTGCGGCACCGTTCATTTTCATTTCAAGAGTTTAGTCAACGGTATGCTGACCCGACTAAAGACCTTGCTGTGTATATGCGTGAAGCACGATTGCAGGATACAAAGAACCGTCAAAACTCTATTGAGACTGGTGATGTTGAATTACAGGCTTGGTGGGATGCACAGCAAAAGTTTATGACGACTCACTCCCAGCGTATCTACAAAGAAGCACTAGAAAAAGGTATTGCTAAAGAGCAAGCCCGTGCTGTGTTGCCTGAAGGTAATATGCAGTCTCGTATGTATATGAAAGGCAATGTTCGGTCATGGATTCATTATTGCGAACTGCGTTGTGGCAACGGCACACAGAAAGAACACAGAGAAGTTGCTCATAAGTGTGCAGAGATTTTGGTAAATCATTTACCATTCTTGAAGGGATGGCATAAGGAATTGACTGATGCCTAAAGTGTTAATCTCAGAATATTGGATTCAAGATAATGGTGGAGTTGTTCGTGTGTATAAGAACGGCTCTGCCTATGAACTTATTGCAGTAGAAGATGATGAGACAGTCTTTCTTCACTCGAAAAACATTCCTACTTTAGAAACAGCAGGAAATAGGGCAGAAGAAATTGCACTACTAGTTTAGATAAAATTAGAAACGATAGTTGAAAAAAAAATTAAGAAAGGGGCTTGCAATTGTGAGTCCCTTTTACTATATTAAGTATGTAAGAGAGAGAAAGGAATGACATGACTGCCCCACTATTTTACCACTATGACAACGGAAATCCAAAGACGCACCGCCTGAAGGCTCTCGTTGATGGTGAGGTGGCTGTCATTTGGGAACTTGAGTCTATTGAGCTTGTGACTCACAAGATTCATCTTCACAACCTTGCCAATAACAAGGACTCCGGCGTAACTTACGAAATTGAGGTGATGTAATGAAATACAAAGTTTTCCAAATCCAACTCACCGATGCTGAAGTTGATATGGTCAATGAAGGCGTGCAGGTTCGCAAGCACGTTATCAAGTCAGGCATGTTCGGCGGTCGGAATGCACCAAAGGCTGCTGAGGCTATGGAACTTGGTTATTACGATCACGTTCTGACCGTAGACGCTAAGAACCTAGAAGATGTGTTCTACATTGGCAACTTTATGGATGATCGTCATTTAGATAAAGTTCAGGTACACAGCACCTTCTCTTCTGTCTCCGTTGGTGACATTATCGTAGACGAAAATGATTTTGCTTTCGTAGTTGATATGTTCGGCTTCGAAATGCTTCCTGAGAAAGTTGCAGCATAGAAAGGATTTAATATGGAAAAAGTATGGATGGTTTGGAAAACCGTTGACTTCGGCCAAGATTGGCTTGAAGGGGTGTTTGATAGCAAGTCTAAGGCTGAAAACGCAATGAATGAAATGCAAACCGAATGGATGAACGATATGAAAGAAGTCTTTGGTAACAAAGCAGATGAATTTGATTCTCCGTTCGTTATGGACTCTGTAAACGTACAGTGATATAAATGTAACACCCCTAAGATAATATTGAAAAAATATGTCTTAGGGGTTGTTTTTTTCTCTATAATGATTATATTAATAATGTAAGAGAAAAAAAGAGAGAAGAAAGAGAGGTTATCTCAATGGCATATTGGACTCACACTGTTAAGCCTATCGGGCAGTTCACTGAGAAAGAAGTAGGAAACTACTTTGAATACAGTGTCAACGATGATGCTCTTCCTTTCGCTGAGAACTTTCCTCACAAGGTTTGGGTGCTTGATGGTTATCGGTATGCCAACGTTAAGAAGACCGTTGCCTACATTGTCGTTGATGAAGATGAGAATGGTCAGCCTGTGACTGAGAAGTGGCAGTTGAAAAAAAATACAAAATATGCTGTTTAGGGGTTGACATTTCCCTTATCAGTCACTATATTAAGTATGTAAGTTGATGAAAGAGAGTTTGATATGACCGAGAAAAAGTTCCAGTTTGCAGTTAATCTTCCTGCCACGAATGAAGAAGAGATTGGCATGCGAATCATGTGTGTAGATATGGCAGAAGTTGCCATGAATGTTAAGCGGCTCGTTGGTCGTAATGATGAAATCTTCTACACCATCGAAGAGCAGATGGACGGTCCTTTCCTGACCCATGAAGATTTGGGTCGTGAAAATAATCCTTGGAAACACCTTTAAAGGAGAGTATATTATGGGTGCGATGAAAGACTATGTAATGGGCTTGGAAGAGCAAGTTTGGGATGAAGTTGTAGATGTCATTGCTGAAAGTGATGATATCGCAGAAGCCCTTGAGCAAGGCATGTATATTGCCAAGAATTTTGATCTTGATATCCATCTAGGTAAGCAGTATATTACTGACACTATCCACGTAATGTGGAATGATTTTTGGTCTGCACAGGAGTAGAAAATATGAATCACTATATCGTTGAACACTATCTTTCTCACAGTGACAAGTGGCTTGAGGTGAAAA